TTAAATGCTGTAATATAAGTGTTATACGCTAGAGTATCAATTAATACAGAGAAGTTTGATCCTTCAAAATCAAAGTCTGTAAAATTTGAGTTCGCACGAAGATAATCCTTTATAGAAGTTTTGATCTGATCAAAATCTAGGTTGGTAAACTGTGTAAAAGGCATTTTATCTTGTTGCCTCTAGGATAAATGTAAATTCTTGAGTCGGGAAGTCCTGTCCAATAATATCAAAGAATATGGTTGCCTCAAACTCATTTGTATCTGGTTTAGGATTTACCTCAACAGAAACGTTTTCAACTCTGGTTTCAAAGTTGCGTATCGCAAGTTCAATTTGATTTTGTATGATTGAGGCAGTACCAAAATCAACAAACTCAAAGAGACTATTGCGAACGTCAGATCCAAAAACTGGATTAAAGAACTTTTCTGTAGGAATAGTCTCTACAATGTTCCTGACCGATCTTTTTATTGCGTTTTCGTTTCTTAATATCGGCAAATCCTTTGTGACCGGATGAGGTTCAAAGGATAAACTAATATCTTTAAACGATCTAGATATCCTTTGTATTGCCATCGGACAAAAGTTTCTTGCTTTATTTATATCCTATTTCCAAGGTGAACCATAGGTTGGTTCAGTTCCATAACCCCAATCATCGTAATCCTCATCATTACGAATTTTTTCATGAAGTTCGGTTTGTTTTTTAAGATCATGCTTGGGTGCCAAGTCATGATAAATTTCTTGAATGACTCTTTTTGATTCATTTGAACCATAATCAGTGATTAATTTTGTGGTTCCCCACATCTCTCTCATATAATTTGAATCTCTATCAACTGGTAAGTTAGACATTTTAGCTCCTGTTTTAATGAATAAAACAGAACTTTTATAAAGGAGGTTGCTATCTCCTTATTTCTATTTAACGGTCCAGTTCACGCAGCGAATATGAGTCAGAATTTAGATATTTAAGTATTTCTAACGCGATTAATTTAGGATTTCCTTCACCGCAAGTATAAACATCCACTGCTAAACATCCATTTTCTGGCCAAGTATGACAAGAAACATGACTTTCTGCCAATGCAATCACGACTGTACATCCCTGTGGCACAAAACAATGTGAAAAAGTGTTCAAAATTGTCATTTTTGCACGTTCAATACCTCTGATCATGACGTTTTGAAGAGAATTTACGTCATTGATAAGGTCAAAGTCAACATCATACACCTCTAGGAGCAGGTGCTTGCCCATTGAAAACTGCTTCAACTCAATTTTTTGGTAAAAATTTATTTATTTTGATTCCAAATCGGTAATTTGGTACATGTAATGATCAGATGTCTCAAATTTTCTCTTATTTTCAACAGAATAGACCGTCAAATCAATTTCATAACCAGGATTTTTATCAATTCTATTGAATGTCCAGGCATTATCATACCAAATAATGCGATTATTTGGATATGCATAGTAATTCCCAGTTTCTACTTTAAACAAATGAGCACATTTGTGTTCAGGAGTCTCCGAAAAATTAAGATCCGTGATGCCTTTGTTCTCCCAGGACCAATCAAGAGTGAACATATAAGATCCCACGACCTTTTTTCCATCGGGACGAATTAGTTCTGCCTGTAATCCAGCAAGACGAGCACGTTTTTGAACATCAACATAGGGAGAAAAGCAGTCCCAATACATAATATCTTCTAAAGGTTCAATCGGTGCGTCTGGTTTCCAGCAAAAAGCGTGAAGTGGCCTGCGAGTCCAATTCACGCCGTTTTCTAAAAATGCTTCAAACAAAGGAACTCTCTTCTCAATGCTCGCAACACAATGAACATCACATTTGGTCACTTCACCATGTCCCATTTTATGGTTAAAAAGGAATTCATTACGAATGTAACAGGACCAATCTGGAAGACTATGGTTTAAGTAAGCCATGTTTAACCTTTACCTTGACCTCTATACTTTTTACGAGCTTTGTTGCGAGACGAAGCGGCATATTTGGTATTAGACCCAGCACCTTGACGAGTATTCTTTGGATGAGACTCGATGATCTTACTACCACTTAAAGACTTTTTAATTGCCATAGATTATTCTCCAATAAAATTTCAGTTTCAATATCTTCAGGATTTGGAGAACCTGTCTGATAAAATTCAATTGACAGATCCTCCATTACATTGAAATATTCTTCTTCTGTGAGACTTGAATAAATGCGTCGTCCTTTACAAAGAATATTATAACGTTGGTTAGACATCAAATGACTCTTGTTTTCTCGTGACCGACTCTAATGCGAGGATCACACCAGATTTCAAAGCCTGCTTCCTTTGCGTCCAAACAGAATGATACGTCTTCTCCACACATATCCTGAACTTCACCAGACTCAAAGACTTGCATCTTTGGAGCAAACCAAGGATACTTCATTTCAGAATGTTCAAAGACACCGTGCTTAATCAGAAGCCATCCAAAACCAGTGTAGTCAACAGTAAAAGGTTTACGACGCTTTGTAATACTATCAATGGTTTCATGATTCATGACTCCACCATTGTTGCGGAAATCATCTTCTTCTAACCAATGTGCCACAGAGGTCGTCCGACCATCTTCTGTACAATACCATCCAGCGGCAATGTCTTGATCCATCAGAACAAGTTGCCAAAACTTTTCAGTATTAAAGACAATATCACTATCAATCCACAACTGCCAATCATACTTCAGTTTTCCATCCCAGGGAATCTGATCTGGTCCACGAAGTACATTTGCTCCAAGACACTTACAACGGGCAAAGTTCACCATTGATGAATAGTCTTGTGAGATTTGAATACTTGCTCCTGCCTGTACCAAATCAAAACAAAGTTGTACAAAACTCTTTAGGTAGGTATATGAGACTCCTCTTCCAGGTAGACAGAACACAACTGTTTTGCCCTTTACCATCTCACGGGCTAAGTTGTAATCCCATTCAGGTTCTGAAGCGGTCGGCGTTTTTGCTTTTACAGTAAATCCTTTAGCCATAATAGAATGCATTTACATCAAGATCATACAGTATTATGTAGCGAATGTCAATCACTCTCCTTTTCGGTAATCACCAAATCTCCACCTTCAACCGATAGGCGAACCTCAGTATCTTCGTACCAAGAAAGATCGTTTGCGACCCACTCAGGAATCACAATATAATACTCACCAGTAATTGGATCAACCTGTACAAGTTGAAAATTTTCTCCGGAATTTTTTTTCATTTCAGGTATATGAATTTCCTTTTTCAGATTTATATAGGACTTTATATTTTTCTCGCGTCCGTAACACTTTGTAGGTTAGGGGGACCCATGGTTTTTATATAACGGCGGGCGCCGCCGCAACGCCCCCAAAGGGGGACACTGCTGCAGCACGAACGCACAAGGTCACCAGGTCGGCAGTGCCTCCTGGGCGTGGGTCTCAGAGTACTGGGCGGCGATTGCCCAAGCGGGCACACCCCAGTGTTGGTAACCAGTGGGGCGGTAAGCGTTGCGCTCCTGATCAGCGCGGGAGATCCATTTGATCTGGCGGGTCTGGAGGTCAGAGCACATGGAGAGGGGGAAGATGGACATCGGGTCCGTTGCGGTTGAGAGTATTGTAGCAGGTCAGGCGTCCCGTGCTGCTAGGAGCAGGGCATGGAATTTATGAAACTCATGAGTCATTCCAGGGGACAGGGTGGGGCGCCCCTTGCTGCCATGAGTCGGCAGGTGGAAGGTCTGAGGGATGCTAGGATGGGTCACCTTGTCGTGACTGCCGCCTGGTTTGATCGTAGCACCTGCCTTGAGCAGTGAGCGGCGGGCGTCACGAACTTTGATTGGGGATGCCATGGTGCCGTTTGAACTGATCTAATATTAGACCCCCCACCCGACGAATCAGGCAGGGGGTGTGCGGTTGTCAGAGTGTCACCAGACGATCGGGGTGCCATCGGTATCGGTTACAGTTCCCTGCTCATTGTCACTTGCGATAGATTCAAGAATTTTCAGAATTTGATCGGCATTGTTACCACGACGGAGCAGAGAAATTGCGAGGTCGGAAGTCATTAGAAAAAAGAGTGAGTGTTTAGAATTGGGGTGAAGATTAGGCAGCGATCAGTACATCATTCTCCCAACGTGAAAAAGAGAGAACCTCATCATAGATCCGATCAGCGACCTGCTCAACATACTGACGCTCAGACTTCAGAATTGCTGCCTTACATTGCGCGGCGATCTCATCAATGGAGAGAGCACGATCGGTGGCGGGATTGTAACGCATTTGGTTCGTTTGGTGAAAGGTTGAAAGGTTGAGGTTTGCTGCCAGGCGAATGCCCAGTGTACCAGTTGGCGGCAGCGGGGTGGTCTTAGTGCCCCCCTCAACCTGTGATCAGTATAGATCCAGGGGTGGGGGGTCAGATCCCCCCTTGTGCCAGTTCCTCAATCGGCATAGAGGGAGATGAAATCCTCCACAAACTCCCGGGCATCATCACCACTCATGCGGGAGATCATCTCACGTGCTACGGTCTCCCAGGAGTAGAGGTCTGCAAGATCATAAATTGCCGAACGTGCCTGAGAGGCGGAGAGTTCGGAGGCGGTGATCTGAGCGTAGGTCATGGGGTTGTTTGAACTGAGAGTATTGTAAGGGGTCGGGGGTGAGGTCTGGGGTGGTCAGTGTGCCAGTCTCTGAACTGTCACCACCACCAACCGCCTCTGGGGTTGAATGGCAGTCCCAACGCGACCCACAGCATGGGCACACCGATCGCGGCGAGCATCCACAGAGCAGCGGCAACGTAGTGATTCATCGGTCGGTTGCTTGTGAACTGAGAGTATTGTAAGGGGTGGCACCCCTCAGAATGCCACCAGTTGGTCCAGATCCCATTGCGGCACAGTCTGAACGGCGGCGCCGCAGTTCTTACGGATCCATGCATTAATGTGCTTGGTGGTGGTGGCGCTCCACTTGTGAGCGGTGCGGATCCACCCTTTGCCAGGCACCAGAGCGGCGACGGGGGTCACGTAGGAGAACAGAATGCATGTACCATCGGCAAGGGTGACCTCGGTTTGGTTGCTGCCGATCTGCTGAACGATCATGGGGGTGTCGGTTGAACTGATAGAAGTCTACAGGGTCAGTCGCGGATCCAGGCTGCCACCAGGGACAGTGCATCAGCTGTCATATGGCGGAAGGGTTGGAGCGGTTGCCATAGTATAAGGGCAACCGCAATCAAAAAGAACTTATTCTTTAACATCAGAAGGCGTAGTTTACGACACGATCTTCACAGTAACCGCGACGGGAATGAGTGAAGTAATCGGTCTTATCTTTGCCACCCGATTGAGTGAACATGTTGCGAATGTAGAAGTCAAACCCACGCTCATCTTCCTTCCACTCATTGAGTGCCTGATACTGCTTCAGAGTCACATTCAACTCAGCGATGAGTTTGTTATACAGTTCGCGCTTTTCTTTGCTCACCACATCATCAGCAAAGAAAACCGTGGTTTCGTTATACTTTTTGCTGCTGAACACGTAGATCACACCTTCCTTCGGCAATCCACCATTGTAGGTAGGATACGCTTGCTTGCTGGACTTACACTCAATGTCGTAAGTTTTGCCGTTGTAGTGTACACGGAAATCAGGAGAGTTCTGAATACCATTGGGCTGATATTCATACCTCAGACCATGCTTCACAAGCAACTTAGAAACTTCGTGCTCATGAACTGAATTGTCCTGACTGTTACCGAAATACTTCAGATCCAGACAGTCAAGAAAGAATTGATTGAGAGTCATCTCGCAAACCCTTGCGTTGATTACTTTGATAGAATAGAACGAATCAGGCACCCTGTCTAGGGGGTGTGTGCCACCCCTTCAACTGTCACCGCCACTCCAGAAAGGTGGCAGGGTTGCCGTACTCTCCGATCACGATGCCATTGTGGCGCACCTCAGCGTAACCGTACTCTTCAGACAGGGAGTAGCACAGATCCCAGGCACGGTCCTCATCACAGGTGTGGTTCTCCCAGGGAGCGGAGGGGCAGATCACGTCGTAGCGCATTTGGTTTGGTTCGTTTGGTATGCAACCAGTATAGGCACAGGGTCGGGCGGATTCAGGGGCACAGTGGACAGTCCCGCAACTGTCACACGGGCAGCCGACTCCAGTATACCTAACTCCTACGCTGCCACGTTGAACCTTCCGCTGTTGAAGTTATGATACGCAAAGACCTCACGATTCACCAGTTTGAACATACCAAACTCATTGCTCATCACATAACCTTCGGCATCAATACGGTTGCCGTTGATGTATGCTGCGGGACCATAATTGCGACACAGGAAGAGACAATCATCTTTGATAGACTTCACCAGTGCCCACAATCCAAGCAGGTTAGGATCACAATCAATCTCACTGTTCACAATAGGACGACCAGCACGAATGCAGGCGTTCAGTTGTTGTTTGATCTTTGCCGCTTCCTTATCAGAAACAAACTCACATGCCGTTGACATTTGACGGGCGAAATCTACGACCTCTTTCACATCAGCGAAGGACTCCTGATTGTACAGGATGTATGCATCAGGTTGAACGAACTTGACCGTCTCAGTATCAGTCCAGATGCTACGATCAGGGAATGCTTGAGCATCACGAAGATCGCTCTCAGCATAATAGCAAGTGTGCGGAGCGATGATAATTTTCTGGGAAACTACCTCACCAAACTTATAAGTGATCGTGTTAGGAGTATACTCATCATCACCACCGAAACCAATAAAATCGCCTTGATAGATACACTCGAAACGAGGCAACCAATCAAAACAAGCGTGAAGAATTGCTGCGACTTCACCTTGATAGAATTGATCAATCTCATCATGATTGTGAGCGATACGAATCTTTTTCTTGTTGAAGACTGCCTTGGTTCCTACAAAGAATTCACCGTTGGCAGGGTTAGTTCCCCACACGATTGCAGGAGCGCCATCAATCTTAACGCTCAGATTGCCAGGATTTACGAACCAATCCAGGACAGAAAGATCCCCCGTCAGGATAGAATCTTCGGGGTGCTCAAGGTGGGTGTTTTTCATACTGTTAGTATTACACGGATTGGGGGGTATCGCAACCCCCCTTGTGCCACTTCTCAGACTGTCACTCGAGCAGGTCGGGATAGTAAGACTCAACCTCTGAAATCAGTTCATCATCAGTATAGCTGGCGATGTTTTCTTCCATCTGGTCACCAACAATCTGAAGCAAATCTTTGGTGCTCATGTTATCAAGCAAACGGTCAATGTATGCTTCAACGAGTGCCTGACGATCAAAAGAGTTAGGTGTCATTTGAGGAGTATGGTGAAGTTGTCGCAAACGATGTTACAAAGAGCATCCAGAACATCATCGTTCAGGAAGATTTGCTCATCATCAATCAGACTAGCATAGGAGAGAATGTCCTCCTGGATTTGTTCACGAACTGAAATAATGTCGGTTTCAGTCATCATTTGTCCTCCACAAGTTCCATTTTAGAATCAACACACTCCCATTGATGACACAAATCGTAGTCGGGTTCGTTGATCCATTCCTCTGCTTCTTCTTTAGTATTGAAGAACACAGCAGTCGTGTTAGTTTCAGTAACGTAGACAGTGTAAG